GAGAGGGTTGATCGTCTTGAGGGGAAGATGATGGGGTTAAGAAATAAACTCATCACCAAGATGGATGAAACTTTTGACCGATGAAAAACCCTCGGCTTGTCACAGTAGAGTGGCGAGACATACTAGGTACAGCGGGATGGGAGAAGCCCGATGAAGTTAATCCCCCAGTTATAACAACGATAGGATATCTAATTCAGAAGAACAAAGATGTGGTTAAGATAGCCCACACCAAAGATGAGAAGGGTGCTTGGTCTGGAATCACAGCCTTCCCTAGAGGATGCGTGAAAAGTATTACGAATATTTCTTCATGATCTTCCGTAGGGTTACGGTCCTGACCCCATCGTAGTAACCCTCTCCATCTAAGTCTTCTAAGATTACAACCCCTCTCCACCACTGATGCTCAGTATCCATGCACCAGCTTTCAGAGTAATCAGGGTGAGAGAAACAACCCGCAGACAAACCGAATATCTTTTGCCCGTCAGGTCTGGTATGTTCTGCGTGATTATATAAATGCGAATGACCTTGGACGGCAGAGCAATGAAGTTTAGTGACCAGTGTATGCCCGATATGTGTACTAGAGATTGGTCTTCCAGACACACCAGTAGTGAAATAGTGCGAGAAGGCAATTCCTTCTATGGTGACGCACTTCTTGAATGGGGTGACTTCCCACCCGAACCCCTCATACTGCAAGTCTTTAATACCTATTGCCCCATCCAACTCAGCTTGTGAATTAGTGGCTCTAGTTATCCTATCCTCATGGTTGCCTAAGCACATCACTAAGCGTGGCCTATATTGCTTCTTGCCGTTCCTTCTTTTTCTGGCATTGAATCGGTTCATCTCCTCGAACAATAGTTCTTGGGCCTCGATAGCCGATTGAATGTCCTTTTTGTACCTTCTCCCCTCGAACCCTTTTGTCCCTCTATCATAAGAAGACAGAGACGGCAGGTCAGCCAGATCACCTAAGCAAACAACGCACTCAGGCTGCTCTTCCATGAGTAACCGACCTACCGCTCTGAACCTTTCGTTGTTGTAGTCAGGATGCGCATGAGCATCTGGGATGATCATTAAGTTCATAGTATTTCACACTTATCCCCGGTGCAAGCCAGTTCTTGGCTACCTATTGTGTTGTCATCATCTTCCCTTACAGACAGCCAATCAATGGCCTTTGTTTTTGGGAACATGGAGTACTCTTCTTTGGTTATCTCCTCGTAGGGAGCAACCTCGTAGCTATGGCTATCGTCTGCTCTAGGCAGAAAGCTTACGCCACTGACTATATCAAAGTTCTTGTAGCACCAAGCGCCAACCTCTAGCCACTCATCCTCACCCACATAGATAGTGACGCTAGGCTTATGCTCACACCAGTGCAAGGCGAACTTCTTCCACACCTCAAGATGTTGTATGGCTGTAAACTCATGCCTTGTTCGCGCCTTAGCAGGAGCCTTCATAGGAAAGGAAAATACGATAGCTTCCTTGTTGTATGGGTCGTCCTCGTATTGAATCCCTGCGTCCATTAGAGCCTGATTCAGGGGGTCTTTCTTGTCCTGTCTGATGCGTCGTATGTAATACTTGGCGTAAGCGGGATGCAACCCTGACCCAGCAACGCCAGTCAGTTGAGACACAGTACCTGACGGCTTAATGCAGGTGATGGCAGCAGATGGATTGATACCCATCTTCTTGGCCCAGACATTGTTCATGAAAACGGCAGACCCTCTCCATGCGTCAAGCTGCTCTGGCGTAGCATTCAAGACTACGGGGCAGTCAAACACCCCAGTAAAGCTGACACCTAGTAACCTCTCTTCCTCTGCGTTCTTTTTCCAGATCGGCCTGACGTATCTGAAGTCGGTGAGAGCAGACTGGATAGTACCAAGGATGGTAGCTAACCCTATCTTGCGGGAGACATCATCCACAGTATCACTAGGACGCAACACTACCTCTGAGAGGTTGCACGTTTCTGCACTTCTGAGGCAAATCTCAGAACATGGATTGCAACCAAACTCATGATCTTTATCTCTCCTCTCCGGCATTAACTTCTTAACAGCCTCTCTGTTAAAGATCCCCCTCTCTCCGCTATGCGATTCATAAAGGGAGATCCACTCACGCATGAAGATGCCCATGTCAGGCTTCTCTGTATAGCACACGCTATTGTTAGCCAGCGCTCGTTGCGGATTCTCTATCCACCACTGGCCTGTCTTTGCGTGTCTCATCCTTTCGTCAGTCAGGTTGCTCAGACTTATCTCTGCTGCTCTCCTTACTCCACCAACTACCACACTCTCTCCGTTCCAGCACATGAGGTCATGACACTCAATGCTATTCAGTTTTCTACCCTTAGCATTCTGGAAGGTATGGATGTAGTTTCCGAACAATCTTTCCAGAGGATCAGGTCCAGACGCACGACCCCCGAAAATTTTAAGACGAGCGCCAGCCTTGCGAATCCTACTGTAGTCTACCTTGGGTATCATCCCCTGATAGAGCAGACTCACCAATTCTCTCAACGCTTTTGCCCATCCTATCTTGCTGTCAGAAACAACGATAGTGGTGTCTGACTGATGAAACTCTTCAGCTACCTCTGGAAGACGGTTAATGAACTGTCTCTCCACGCTGAACCCTACTCCAGTTCCGCAGAGAAGAACGTAAATAGATTCATCAAATGCTCTAATATGATCTACTGCGAGATAGGCACAGTTGTATCCTGCCATGTGGTCTCTGGTCAGAGCGCCTGTTCCGGGATCTGGATCAGCAGTCATGAAGGCTCTCATGGAAGGCATCACTTCCATCTCAAGGATCGCTTGCTTAACCTCTTTGGGAAAAGCACTCACAGAATACTCAGCTAACACCCACTCCATATAGTTGGTGTAGCGATTAACCGTTTCGTTCCATGACTCTCTACGTCCTTCAGAGTCTAGGTAACGTGCGTATCTACTCTTGTGAATTATTCCTTGGTATTCAGTTATCATTTAATTTCTTTCCATTGATCGTGAGGATACCACTTCCACAGGTTAATTGATTCTACGCACCAGAATCCTTGGACACTATCCCTCTGGACAATATCAAGGACTTTAATTTCTTCCGTAGCCTTGTTTTGTAGCTTGATTTTTTTACGCTTTGCTTCCATTTGTCCTTCAGCTTGTGTTCGTTTGCCCATTCTACAAAGTCATCAAGAGACATCCCAACGTGTTTGAAAAACCATCTGTCCCACGATTCGCCCTTTGAGTTTATGTCCCATCTCTTTGGGAACACCTCTCTAGCCATGTGATAGACCCGGAAGGTCTGATCTATGTCGTCTTGCCAGTAGAGACTGGGGGTGTTGCCACCCCCGTCCTCTCTAGAATGGAAGGGAGTCGTCATCCCCGTTTGCTGAAGAAACTTCTGAAGCTGAAGTTGATTCTTTCTTACCCATCTGCATCGAGTAAGCTATGATACTGGTACTGTACTTCTCAACACCATCTTTGCCAGTGTACTTACTGTAGGATATTCTCCCTTCAACGTAAAGTTCCTGACCCTTCTTTACATAATCAATCACAGTGCTGGCAAGCTTACCAAAGAATGTCACGCGATGCCAGTCTGTCTTTTCATTGTCACCGTACCCACTGTTGGTAGCCAGAGAGATGTTTGCTACGGGGTCTCCCTTGCCTGTTTCTCGCACTTCCGGATCTCCCCCTGCACGACCAACTAGAATTACTTTGTTTACATTCATATCACATTACCCTGTTGTCGGACCACGATGGGTCATATTTTTTTACTAACTTCCACAACGAGAGAGCATGGTTGAACATACCTGCATAGCGTGTAGTGTCCTCATGCTCCCATTCAAGTACACGATGGCCTTCGCCAACGTCTATGAATAAGTTCATTATCCTGCGTGTGTTTCCCATGCCGAAATTATAAGCTGCTAGTTGCGCACCGTAATCATCGTAGACCATTTTCTTTACATTCGGATTGGCTGGGAATTCCTTGGTCTTGAAGTCTATCACCCACTCGTCATTGTGTAAATCAATTTTCCCGCCAAAGCCTGAGGGGTGAGCAAAGGCGTG